TGATAATAAACTTATTGCGGCTTGGAACGCACCTAACTGGTCAGTTGTTATAGCCGCCGCATTGGCAAAAGTCATTATTGTTTGTTCTGTGGGATCTATACCCGCACCTTTTAACTGTATAAATGCTTTTGTTATGTCTTGAACTTGAAACTGTGTTCTACTTGCTATATCTGTGACATCTTGGAATGCTTGAGCACCAGCACTAACACTACCAAATACTGTGGATAAACTACTACGCAAGTCTTGGAACTCTGCGGCTACATTTAGTCCTTTCCTTAATCCTGCGAATGCGGCTGTGGCTGTGCCTACAGCAACAGCAAATGCCGCCATTTGTTTTTTACTGCTACTACCAAACTTATCTACTTGCTTAGTACTATCTTGTATGCCTCTGTTAAACTGTCTATTGTCTAACTCTAATGCTACTCTAATATCTTTTGCCATTATACTCTCTTAATGTATTTTTCAGTTTCTTTGTCCCAATACTCTATAGTGGGATCTGTGAATCCTTTTGGTGCTTTTGGACTTTGTCCGGCATCCAATGGTCCTGCGTATGAGTAGTTGGCTTTAAGACTATCGCCACGTCTTACTGTTTTACGTCGTGCGTTACCAGAACGTTTAGGAGTATTTTCTTTCATAACTTTTAAGCCACTTTTAACTAAATGACTTGGCAGTTTGCTTGCCTTAGTTATTCTCTTCTTAAAAATACTGCTATCTACTTTCATTATGTTTCTCTTTTAGCCTTTGCTTTGTCAACTGCGGCTTGTAGTTGTTCTTGGTTGAATAAACTTGTATCCATACTACTATCTCTGTCTTGTTTTTGTTCCAAATACTTTTTGTAAGTAAACGAAACGTCCATAACAGTTATGTCTAAACTGTCACCGTGTTTTAGCACTTGACTTGGTAGTAACCCATACCTATGTGCTAACTGATCTAACATTAACAAAAATGTAGTATTGGAATCTCCTGGGGTTATAGTATGGTTTGTTACTTTCCCAAGTGTTCCGATACCATAGTAATAACCTCTGTTAGCACATCAAAAGGTAACTCAGCACCATCTTGTGTAATGCTGTTGCCTTCTTCGTCTAATATAAGTGTTGATACTAAGACAGCAACATCACTAAAACTTTCTTTATCAGCATTTGCTAATCTTCCGAATACTTGAAGTGGTTGTCTGTCATATATGTAAAAATCAAGTGCGTCACCATACTTTTCTACAAGTTCTGGCTTATCTACTGTGAGTTTTACAAGTTGTGGTTTGTTTGCTAAATCTTTTAAGTTCATTGTTTTTTCTCCATATCTGTTAACAAGTGGTTAATAGCACTTAGACTGAAACTCAATCTATTTTGTGCTTTCGCTAAATCTTTTTCAGCACAACGAAGTTCACTCTTCGCTTTGGCTGTCTCTTCTATCATCGACTTCAGTATCTCCTGAGTCGTGTGTTCCGTCCATATCTTCATATCTTTTTTCCTCTACATCTGTATTTATTGTTTTTTTGCTTTTAGCCTTGGGTTTGCTACCACTATCCGGTAGTTCAAAACCGTGCTGTTTTGCTAACTCATCTATATTGTGTTCTGAACCATCAGCAAGAGTAACCATACGGTCTTCTCTGCCTGTCCACACACCATTTCTATATAGATTAAGCCATATATGCTTATCTCTGTCCATCTCTACTCCTATAAAAATGCTCCCCATATGAGGAGCATTTATTGGTTTTTTTAATGAAAACTACTGTTACGTGGTTGTTCCTTCACTTAAATCTCCATCAACTTCGATTGTGATTGGTGAAACCCATATTGGGCTCGAAGGATTCACTGTAGGAGCAAGTCCTGTAATGTATCCTGTACCTGAAACATATTTCTTACCAGAACCTGCTGTTCCTTGGAAATATATTCTGAAGTCGACTTTGGTTTTGTCGTTTGAAGTTCCAAATAATCCTTTGTTAATAACTGGACTTGCGTCTGTGCCATCACCAAAGAACTGAGTACTATCTAATACACAGTTTAGACCGATACTGTTAGTTGCCACAGTTGTAATAACTGCTTCACTTTGCTCGTCTAAAGTCTGATATCTGAAGGTGCCCTGATTATTTGTTATTGAAACGTCCTGAAGATTTAATAACGTCATAGTAGTAGCAGGAGTTCCTGCTGTTCCTAAGTCTGAAATCTCAACTGTTGCTTCCAGTGTGCTTTCATTTACATTTATTATTGCCATCTCTGGGTCTCCTTTTTATCTATTATATTTTTACAAACCTATACTCAAATGTATAAGTTAGTATATCGCTATCTATTTCAGAGGAACTACTGCTTTCACTTATAGAAGTGTTAGCAACGGCACTCTTAGCACTTAGTATACTTGCGATGCGTGTATCTAAGTCTGCTGGGGGATTTTTAGCATCTACTGATAGGTAAGCATTTAACGTGCTTTCCGTTTGATAAACGTCAGGTGTGTTATTAACAAACTGATATGCTTGAGTTAGTGATTCCTGCTCTTGATCCAAATACAAAGTTTTCATATTTTTGATATTGAGTTGGTCACTGCCTGAAGTATATGGTAGTTCTTGACTAACACTAACATTGCCTGTGGCTAAGTCTGTGTTAAGTTTTGTTAATAAGTCTGCTCTAATGCCCATTACCTTACTCTTGTTGTGTTACGTTTGTTTCTTGTTCTGCGGTTGGTTCTAAATGACACCATACGGTCTTCATTATCGATACCATCCCCTTCCCTGTCATACCAGTCCCACATATCCGTTAGTTCTTCATACAAGTCCTGAAACTTGTTTTCGTAATATTGGATCTTTTGGACTTCTGGTGAAAGTTCATCACCAAAATCAGCAACCTTAGGAAGTATGTATTCTTTTAACAGGTAGTAACTACACATATCAGTAAAATCTGCTTGTCTACTCACTATTCTGTTTGGGTTAAAAGCAGGGATATTGTTAAAATCAACAATACCCTCGCCTGTGTAACCTAAATACTGTCTCCATTTAGCACTTGCTCTTATCTTTTGATTGATTCGATTGGTGCTTTTGATTGCTAAGTCGTCTATATACTCATCAAGAGTTGTTGGAGTATCTGGGGCATCTGAATAACTTACTTCATTACTTTCAAAAACTCTTTGGTCTTTGTCTTTAACATCACTGGCGTCGCAATAACTTGTTACGTTGCCTGCTCCATCTGTTATAAATGCCATAATAAAACTCCCTTAAGCCGCTATGTTTTTAACGATATTATTAGATCTTAGGAAACGGATTCCAGATGCTTGACCAACTAATGCGTCGATTAACACTCTGTCACCTAAAGCACTTAATGAACCAACTGTTCCGCCGTTAGCAATATGTGTCAACTGGTCTACAAGTTGAAGTTCCACTGCTGGTGAAATAGCCGCATAGTAGAATCCACTTGCGTCTGTTGGTGCGTTAACGTCTCTAAGTTTAGCAACTGCTTCACCAAAGTTACCTAAAGTAGCCTTTTGTGCTGTTGCGCCGACTGTTGTGTTACCTGCGACTGCTTTAACATAGTCTTTCTGGATTTGAGCAAAACCGTTTCTTAAAGTTGATACCATCTCGATTCTATCGAATGAAACATCTTCAAATGATTTTAACTCTGCGGATCTTTTAACCGCATATCCCATTGCTTCTGGTGAGAAAACTGGGCAAATATCCTGATTTCCTGTGATTGTGTTAACTAACTCAATGTTGTCACCAGTTGTACCATCTAAATCAGATGCGTTTGCTGGTGCTGTTTCTGTGTTGTTTAACATCACTTTGAATCCTGCTTCGTCTGTAGATTGTGCTAACATTCTTGATAGCCTTGTTACAACAGAGTTTCTGACAGTTTCTACACCGCCGTCTTCAAGTGCTTCCATATTCACATATGAAAATGCTCCTCTTTTGTTAACTGCTAAATCTACTGCCGTTGGGGCAAAGTCTGGGTTTGTTCCTGGTGTTCCGGAAATATCTGTTCCTTCACCAATGGCACTCGCCGCTAATCCCCAAGCATTTGTGACTGGGATTCTCATTTTGTTACCTACTGCGCCTTCAAGATTGTAACTATTTACAATCAACGTAGGAGAAGGTAATAGCACAGAGTTATCATAATAAGGGATAAGATCTGCGGATACTTCCTCGAAAAGCACATTAAATAAACTATTTGTTGTTACTGACATTGTTGTCTCCTTGTTTTATTAATGTTATTGGTTACCTCAGTTGTCCTGAACGTAACTCTTCTATTTTTTTCATATGCTTAGTAATCATATCATCACTGATTTGACTTCTACTCAGATGTTTATTGTTATCACGCAACTGAACATAAGCATTTCTGTACAAACTGTCTGACTTTATTCTATCTTCATTGATAGCCTGTGTCTTCTTGCTTACACTTTCGCCTTTGTCCGCGTCAAACACAGTAGCACCTTTTT